AGTGACGGTGGAGGTTCGGGGCGCTGACACCCTGGCCCGCACGTTGCGGACCGCCGCCCAGGAGATCTCGCACCTGGACGCGGCGCACCAGGCGGCCGGTGCCGCGGTGGCCGCGAAGTCCCGGCCGCGGACCCGCCGGAAGTCCGGGCGGTTGGCGGCGTCCTGGACCGTCCGGGTGACCGCGGACGGCGCGGAGGTGGGTTCGGCGGTGTCCTACGCCGGGGTGCAGGAGTACGGCTGGGCGGCGCACAACATCAGCCCGTCCCGGGCGCTGACCGGCGGGCTGGCCGACGCCACCGACCCGGTGGCCCGGATCTACTTCGACGCCGTGGACGGCGCGATCGGGAAGGTACGCGGGATATGAGCCAGCTACGCGCCATCGACCAGGACACCCCGCCGGAACCCACCCCCCCGCCGGCGGGGTTGTCCATCCCCCGGCTGCTGGTCACCCCGGCGGACGGCGCCCCGTATGAGGTGCAGGCGCTGAACCCGGACCTGCTGCGGTTCGAGGACACCGCCGCCCGGCACAAGTGGGCCGGCCCCAGCGTGGCGCCGTTCCGCTGGTTGACGTTCCTGGCCTGGGCCGCCAGCAAACGCACCCGGCTGACAGAGCTCACCTGGGAGGACTTCGCCGCCACCACCCAGCAGGTGGAGAACCTGAACCGGGAGGACACCACCGCCACCCCTACCCCGCCGGGAGCCGATCCCGGCTGATCGTGGAAATAGCGGTCGCCACCAGCACCGCCCCGGCGCAGTGGCGGGGCGAGGACGACTGGACCCTGGCGACCGTGCTGGACGTGCTGACCGAACAGGCGAAGGCGATGCAACGGAGGTGAGCGGTGGCGGGCCGCAGCGTTGACCTGGCCGTCCGGATCGCGGTGGACGCGCAGCAGGCCGGCGCCGAGATGGAGCAGGCCGCGTCCGGCGCCAGCAGCTTCGGCGACAAGATCGGCAAGATGGCCGTCCCCGCCGCCGCGGCCGGCGCCGCGATCGTCGCGTTCGGCAAGGGCGCCGTGGAGGCCGCCAGCAGCGTGCAGCAGGGCCTGGGCGCAGTCGGGTCGGTGTTCGGCGACAACGCCGCGCAGGTCACCGCCTGGTCGGAGAACGCCGCGCAGTCCGCCGGCCTGGCCCAGTCGTCCTACCTGGAGATGGCGTCCAAGATCGGCGCCCAGCTGAACAACATGGGCGTCTCCGCGGACCAGGCCACCCAGGGCACCGACCAGCTGATCACCATGGGCGCCGACCTGGCCGCCACCTTCGGCGGGTCCACCGCCGACGCGGTGGACGCGCTCGGGGCGGCGATGAAGGGCGAGGCCGACTCCGCCGAGAAATACGGGCTGAACCTCAGTGCGTCGGCGGTGGCCGCGCAGATGGCCGCGGACGGCACCGACAAGCTCCAAGGGTCGGCGTTCACCGCGGCGAAGGCGCAGACCATCATGGCGATGGCGACCAAGCAGTCCGGGCAGGCGGTCGGCGCGTTCGCCCGGGAGGCGGACACCGCCGAGGGCGCCTCCGCCCGGGCGTCGGCGCAGTGGGAGAACACCCAGGCCACTTTGGGTCAGGTGCTGCTGCCGGTGGTCACCGCGGTGTCCCAGGCGTTGGGTGACCTGGCCAAGTTCATGCAAGACAACGCCACCGCCACCCAGATCGTCATCGGGGTGATCGGGGTGCTGGCGGTCGCCATCCTGGCCGTGTCCGTCGCCAGTAAGGTCTACGCCGCCGGGGTGGCGGTGGTGACCGCCGCGCAGTGGGCGTGGAACGCCGCGATGTCCGCGAACCCGGTGATGCTGGTGGTGCTGGCCGTGGCGGCGCTGGTCGCCGGGATCGTCATCCTGTGGAACAAGTCCGACGCGTTCCGGTCCTTCGTCATCGGGATGTGGGAGGCCATTCAGGCGGCCGCGTTGACCGCGTGGAACGCCATCCAAAACGTGGTGTCGTCGGTGGTGAACGCGATCAGGTCGGCGATCGACGCGGCCGGGAACACCATCGAGAACGTCTGGAACACCGTGAAGTCCGTTGCCACGTCGGTGTGGAACGGGATCAAGTCGCTGGTGTCGTCGGTGGTGGACGGGATCGTGTCCGCCGTGCAGGGCATCATCGGCGCGATCACCGGCGCCTGGAATTCGATGCGGGGCGCCGCGGAGACGGCGTGGAACGCCATCAGCAGCCTGGTGTCCACCGTGACCGGCGCCATCTCGTCCGCGGTGTCCGGGATCCAGTCCGGGATTGAGGCGGTGTGGCGGGCGATCCAGCGGGCCGGGGAGGCGGTGTGGAAACCTATCCAGCACGCCGCGGAGGCCGCGATGGGCGTGATCATGGGCGTGATCGACAAGGTGACCGGCGCGATCAGCGGGATCGGGTCGGCGATCCAGTCGGCGATCGGCTGGGCCGGTGACCTGCTGGGCAAGATCCTGGGCGCCGGGAACGCCGCCGCCGCGGTCCCGGGCGGCACGTCGGTGCAGGGCTTCGCCGCCGTGTCCCCGGCGCCGTCGCTGGCCCGGTCCGGGCTGCTGACCCCGGCCGCCCGGTCCGCCGGTTCGTCGGGGGCCGGCGGGGTGTCGATCGTGGTGAACGGGGCGTTGGACCCGGACGCGGTGGCCCGGCAGATTGCCTCGATCCTGCGCGGTCGGGGTCGCCGCGCCGGTGGGATCGTGCTGTGACCGCCCCGGTGTCGGCGCCGCCGTCCTGTGTGGTGTGGGTGGACGGCGTCCGGTACGCCGACGGGCAGCCCACCGAGTTGCCCACCGACCCGGTGGCGTTGACCGGGCTGACCGTGACCTGGGGCCGGGAAACCACCATCGACCAGCCGGCCCCGGCGACCTGCGTGTTCGAGGTGCTGGACCGGCCGGGTGGGGCCCGGTTCCCGGACCGGCTGCACGTCGGCGCCCGGGTGCAGGTCCGGGCCGACGCCACCATCTACCCGGACCCCACGGTGGTGATCCTGCCCGACCCGGGGTTCGAGGCCGCCCCGGTGGGGTCCACCCCGTCGCTGATCACCGGGAACGCCGCCGCCGTGGTCCAGACCGCGGTGACCCACGCCGGGGCGCAGGCGTTGCGGGTGGACCCGCTGGACCCGGCCCGCCGGGTCCGGGTGATCGTGCCGCCCGCCGACCTGTCCCCGAGGCACGACCCGGCGGCGTGGGACGCGGTGCCCAGGACCCTGCCCGGGCAGTCCTGGCGGTTCGGCGCCGCCGTGAAGGTGCCCACCGCCCTGGCCGCGGTGGCCCGGGCGCAGCTGCACCCGGTGGCGTTCACCCAGCCGTGGCCCGGTTCGGAGCAGGTGCTGACGGACACCGCCGTGCCCGGGGCCCCGGACGGCGCCGGCTGGTCGGCGCACACCGGGTTGCTGTTCCCGCCGCCCGGCGTCTGGCTGGGCCTGTGCCTGGACGTGTACCCCACCGGGCCGTCCTGGGACGAGGTGCCGCCGGCGTTGACCTGGGACCAGGTGCCGCCCGGGCTGGCCTGGGACGACCTGGCCGCCACCTACTTGGACGACCTGCTGCTGCTGGCCCCGGCCGCCGGCGCCAGCAGGGCGGGGGAGGTGTTCACCGGCCGGGTCACCGACCTGGACGCCCAGTACGACACCGGACTGGGCGGCACCCTGGTCAAGGTCACCGCGCAGGACGACACCGCCGAACTGGCGAACCGGTACGTCGGCGCCGCCCCGTGGGCCGCGGAGCAGCTGGGCGCCCGGTTCGGCCGGATCCTGGCCGCCGCCGGGCAGGGCATGGCCTACACCGTGGACCCGGGCCCGGCGGCCCGGCAGGTCACCTACCGGGACGTGGACAACCAGGCCGCCACCGCGCTGCTGCAGGAGCTGGCGCAGTCCGCCGGCGGGGTGCTCTGGTCCGCCACCAGCCTGACCACCGGCCCCTACCTGCGGCTGGAGGACGTGGACGCCCGGCCGGCGATGTGGCAGCTGTACCAGGACACCGACCTGGTGATCCGGATCCGGCCGGCCCCGGTGGTCGCGGCCAGGGGGATCACGGTGTCCGCGTGCGACCTGCTGCTGGACCCGGTGCACTGGGAGCAGGACATCGCCGACGTCGCCACCCGGGTCGCGGTCGGTTGGAAGGACCAGACCCCGGATCCGGTGAAACCGGTGGACGCGACCACCACCGCGGTCAACACCGGCGCCGAGACGGCGACCGGGCAGCGCCGGGTGCAGGTCTCCACCCAGCTGGCGCTGCTGCCGGACGCGGACCGGCTGGCCGGTTCGCTGCTGGCCCGGTTGACCGCCGGTGGCTGGCGGATCCGGGGGCTGACCTACCGGGTGGAACCCACCGACCCGCTGGGCCCGGCCGGGATCGCCACGGTGATGACCATCCTGGACGGCACCACCCGGATCGGGTTGCCGATCATGCTGACCGAGGTGCCGGCCTGGTCCCCGGCGCCGACCTCCCAAGACGTGCCGCTGTACCTGGAGGGCGCGAAGCTGACCAACACCGCCGGCGCCTGGCTGCTGGAGCTGCTGACCAGTTCCGCCGTCGCGCAGGGCGCCGGCAGCATCGCCTGGGACCAGCTGCCCGCCGGGTGGCAGTGGGACCAGTTCGACCCGGCGATCAGCTGGGACGACCTCCGCGGCGTCGGACTCTAGGGAGACACAGATATGGCACTGACCCCGGGCGGGCTGCCCTACCCCACCGGCACCGACAAGGTGGTGGACGGCGACAACGCCATCCACGACCTGGCCCTGGCGATCGACGCCCGGGTGACCGGCGGGCTGCTGGTCGCCGTCACCGGCGCCGACGGGATGATCTACGTCCCGGCCCACGGGCTGGGCGCCACGCCCACCCGGGTCGGCGTCAGCCAGCTGGACCAGGGCGCCGCGCAGGACCCGTTTTCGCTGGTCAAGCTGCGGGTGGTGAACGCCACCGGGCTGGGTTTCATCGTCTACGACACCCGCACCCACACCCCGTTTGCCGGTAATCAGTTTTCCCTCTACTGGTGGGCGCAGAAGTGACCCACCCCGCACCGGAAGGCAACCCATGAGCTATCAGGCGCAGGCGGAACTGGCCGCCGACCAGGACTTCGGCAACCGGGTGGGCGCGTGCGCCGCCGAGCAGGCGAAGACCAAGACCGACCCGCTGGCCGAGTGGGTGCTGACCCAGCCGTTCGGGTTCGCGCAGGTCCGGTTTCTGCCGTTCATCGTGACCGAACCGGGGTTCGGCGCCCCCGGGTCGGCGATCACCGACGCGCAGCTGCTGGCCGCGGTGCAGGGCACCTGGGACGAGGTGAACACCGCATGGCTGCCGGCGTGACCTGGCCGGTGCCGCGGCGGACCGAACCCCGCGCGCCCGACCCGCCCGAGCACGACGACGTGCCGCGCCCGGTGCTGCCCCTTCAGGTGGCGGCCCGGATCGCCCGGGACCGGCTGGAGTCCTGGCGGCGCGATCATGGCCACTAGCTACAACGGCTGGCCGGCCAGCGACGACAAGGCGTCCATCGGGGTGGTGTCCTCCGACGTGTTCCCCGGCGGCGCGAAGGCCGGGGACGTGACCATCGTCCTGGGGTACGTGGCCCGGCAGCTGGACGCCCGGGTGGAACCCTGCGTCGACGGCTGGAACTGGGGCTACACGTATAAGGCGAACGTGAACAACCCGTCCCAGCTGTCCTGCCACGCCTCCGGCACCGCGATCGACTACAACGCCCCCGACCACCCCAACGGGTCCTCCGGGACGTTCACCCAGGCGCAGCGCGGCACCATCTACGCCATCTTGGACGAGGTGCAGGGCAGCGTGTCGTGGCTGGAGGGCTACGACGAGATGCACTTCGAGATCTGCGTCGACGCCGCGGACCTGGCCCAGGTCGCCGCCGTGCTGGGCGACGCCGCCCCACCCCCCACCGAACCCGACGAGGACGAGGACGAGACCATGAGACTGGTACAGGCCGATTCCGGGAACGGCGCGATCTTCGCCTACGCCCCCGGCAGGTTCATTCACGTGCCGTCCCCGGCGCACCTGGACACCGGCGCCGCCGCCGGGCTCTGGGACCCCGGCAGCATCATGGTCGTCTCCCCGGGCCAGCTGGACGTGCTGCGGGACGACTGCTGCGGCAACGGCACCACGGACTCCGCGGACGCGAAGGGGGTGAACCTGACCGCCCGGCTGCCCTCCGGCATCGCCACCCAGTGACCGGCGACGCCGAACTGGTCCGGCACAAGGCCCTCGAGCTGCTGCTGCTGATCCGGTCCGGGATCTTCGACCCGCACCTGGAGCAGATCCTGGCCGCGGTGACCGACCGGATGGCGTCCCCGGCCCGGGTCCGGCCGCAGCAGCAGCCGGCCGGCGACTGGCCGTCCGGGCCGTTCTTCGATGATCACGGCGGGTGACCCCCGGGAGCAGCTGTCGAACAGGCGTCCACAATGGACAGCCGATAATGGATATTATGTCACCCTGCGTAGGCGGGGCGCTACTCTGCGTTCCCAGCAGGTGGGATGTCACGCGGAGTGAGCATGTGCCTGTCCTGCACGTCCAGCCCGCCCGGCACGGTCTGACCGTTCGCGGCGTCGATGAGGTACCACCCGAGCTCCCGGGCGTCCGCGGCGGACAGCACCCAATGCGGCCCGTCCGGCGCGGCGCCGATCTCCAGCAGCACCAGGACCAGGTGACCGCCCGGCAGCAGCTGCGCGGTCACGTGCAGCGGCGTCATCGCTCGGTCCGCCACCGCTGCACCAGCGCGTCGACCTCACGGGCGTGCAGTTCGGCGGCGTCCGGGTAGTCGTCCGCGTTGGCCTGCACCCGGGCCGGGTGATACCGCACCGGGCGGCCCAGCATCGCCGGGACCGACAGGCACGGGCACCCCACGCAGATCTGCCCCAGGTCCAGCCCGGCGTGCTGGTGGCCGCAGTCCGGGCACGTCATGCGGCACCGCCGAACCGCTGCCGGGCCGCCTGCCGGCTGACGCCCAGGGCGGCGGCGATTTCTGTCCAGGACACCCCGGTGTCGTGCAGGTCCTGGGCACCCTGGTTGATCGCCTCGTCCAGTTCGGCGCGCAGCGCCACCAGGTCGGCGAGATCTTCGGCGCTGCCGACGGCGACGCGCTTGCGGTGGGCCCGGATCATGCGTCCCATCATCGCGCAGAAATCGCGCGTTTCAACGGTCCGCCGTGCCCGTTTCGGCTGCTCAGTGGTGGTCACACCTGACAATCTACCTTGTCAGCGGTCGGGTGACAACCAAACGTTGTCAGGATTACGCCGTGATTCCGGGCACCCTGGTGCTGGCCTGTAAAGGTGGGTTGTCAGCAGCAGCGGGCCCCGGTCATCGGTCGTATACCCACGGGATTACCCCCGGGTGGCGGAGCGGCACCGTCTCCGATCGGCGGATCGCCTGGTCACATTCTGTTAAGAATGACACCGCTGTTAGTTCATTCGGCTAGACATTCCGCGGCGCGACGACTGTTCGCCCGGGTTCGTGGCAGGTTGACCCGCAATGTCTCGCCGCCGGGTCGCCGCACTCATCGGTGCCGCCGTGCTGGTCGGCGCCGCCGCCGGGCTGCTGTTCGGGCTCGCCTGGGTCCGCTACACCGCCGACCCCGCCCCGCAGCAGCAGCCCTGGCCCGTCGTGTACCGCTGCGGCATCGTGCTGCAACCCGAAGACCTGGACCGGTGCAGCAGCTGCGGGTGCGACCGGTGAAAGAGGCCCGACCGTGCGGCGGCGTGTCTCCGCGGCAATCTCACGCGGCCACCGTACGGTCGGGCCTCAGTGCTGGTCTTGGGTTCGCAGCCCTCCACCAGCTGGACCGCATTCCTGGTGCGGCCGCTCGCATCACACTAGGTGCGAATCCGGCCGATGAGGCCGAAGGGCACCCAACGTGTCGAACATCTACCCCGACCAGTGCGGCTGGTGCTGCACGTCGATCGGCGGCCGCCACCGCATCGTCAGCCCGTACTCGTTCCGCGGCTGGCATGAGCACGGGCCGGTCAGCCTGGTGGTGCCGCTGGTGTTCCACCGCCGCTGCTGGCGCAGCGTGAAGGCGATCGCCGCCGCCGCCGAGACCTGGGGCGGTGACCTCCCCGCCGATCCGCCGCTGACCTACTGCGACGACTGCGGCGCCGACACCTACCCCGCGACCGACCACCACTGCCCGGGCGGGGTGATGCCCGCCTGACCCTGCCGCTCCACCGGCCCCGGACGCCGATCACGTCCGGTGAAGATGCTTCGCGCCAACCGACCAGCACCGGCTGGTCGGGCGATGCTGCCCGCCCGGGCGCCGATCGGGCCGAGAGGTGTTGCGCTGCCGCATTTCCGGTGCACACTGCGCCGTGCTGATGTCCTTCGGACATCAGGTGAGGGCTTTGCCCTCACGCTCCCAATGCAGTTGGCTTTGCCCTGAGAGAAATTGAAAGTTGTTGTCGTAGAACAGTTGTCATAATCCTTGATTACGGGAGACGAAACGACTACCAACCCAACGCGCGCGCGACCCGGCCGCCTGTCGGTGCCCGGTGCTACACCAGCAGCCATGCAACCCATCACGGTGCAGGTCCCGGCGCAGCAGTGCGAGGCGATCGCCGCGGAGGTGCAGCGGACGGGCGGGTTCGACGGCGCCGACCAGGTCGAGATCGTCAAGGTGTGGCTCGGGCCGGCGCTGGAGCTGGTGCTCGACCTGGCCGCCGCGGACCGCCTGGCCGATGCCCTGGTCGACGCGATCGCCGAGGATGACGAGCAGTGCCCGGTGTTGTTCCCCGCGGCGGTGAAGGGCTGGTGAGCAGCACCGAGCAGCAGCTGGAGGCCTACTCACGGGCCCGGCATGCGTACGCGGTGGCGTTGGCCACCGCGGGGGAGTGCATCCACGGGGTGATCGGCGGCGAGATCGTCCGCCCGTGGACCGGCAACCCCGCCTGCGCCAAGTGCCGGCGGCGGAACCCGGTGCACTGGTGGCGGCTCCGCCCGCCGGCCCCGATGTGACCGACATCCCGGCCCGGATGGCCGCCACCGCTGAGAAGATGGCGGACACCGCCACCGAGATGGCGCACACCGCAACCGATACCGCGACCAGGTCCGCGGCCGCCGCCGAGCGGGTCGCCGACGCCGCCGAGCGGGTCGCCGACGCCGCCGAACGGCTGGAACAGGCAATCAGGAGGGCGGCATGGTGGAGCAGCAGGGACGACCAGCATGGGGCGGACGACGCGCGCAGCGGCTGACCGCCGCCGTGCTGGCCCGGGACTACGACGCCGACCTGGGCTTCACCCCGTGCCACTGGTGCGGCGGCCCCGCTACCACCTTCGACCACTGGCCCATCGCCCGGACCGAGGGCGGACCCGACACCCTGGAGAACGGCAAGGCAGCGTGCCGGCCGTGCAACACCGCCCGCGGTGTCCGCCTCTGGGAGCAGCGCCGGGCCCAGCCCATCCCGTCCCGCCGGTGGTGACCCGGTGGGCGCCGTGACCGATGACGAGGTGTGGCGCTGCTGGTTCGCCGAGCAGGAGGAGTGGGAGGAGTGGCAGCAGGACGAGCGCACGTTCCACCCGGGGTGCCTGCTGGTGATCGGGGTGTGCGTGCTGTTGTGGCTGCTGGTGGTGGTGGGTGCGGTCACCCTGTACCAGCGTTGACACTGGACGCAGACCGACAACTGTGGAGAAGTAACGGGCCGCGCTCGACCACCGCGAGTGGCGAGGGGGAAGGCAACGCGGAGCGCGGAGGGTAACCGCGCGTCAGACCGACAACTGTGCAGAAGTAACGCGCGTCCCCCCGCGGTTTTTTGACGGCGCCCACCACGCTGGTAGGTACTTTTCTTCTCTCTCCCCAGATCGGAAGAG